CACAGTATCATACACTGTCACGACCTGTGGCACTGGCTTGTTCGCCCGCTGAGTACAGAACACCAAGTACGCCAGCGCTCCGCCAGCAAGCAGCGTCACCAGGTACGGCCACGGGCCAGGACGAATCTCTACAGGTCCCAGATACGTCATACCATCAGCTCGAAGTGGTCCAGATCATCAAACTTCTGATCCACGAAAGTCAGGTCTCCGTCCCAATCTCCCCCCCATCTCAGCGGCGTTGATAACGAGTGCGCCACGTGTAGCACGTATCCTGCGAAGTGATAGAATCTCCCTACTGCGTGAATGTACTCGTTCAGCTTCATGTGCTGTAGGCTCGGCCACACGACTGGATACGGCGCAACGTCTATCGCCATTGCCACAGTACGTCCAGGTCCTATGACATGCCTCGACTCCATCGGATCGCTCAGCTTCGACCGCCCGTCTTTGATAGCCTGGATCTGCTCCGCTACTGTCCTCGCGCCTACAAGGAGCTGACAGTCGTAGCTCTTCACCACCTCCAGAAATAGCGCCTGGAGCATAGGATGACAAGTGTCTAGCACCTTGATAGATGTCAGGCCAAACGACGCCATCGCAGCCTCTCATGACGAGTGGTCGAAGTCGAGGCGTTTATCCGTCTGCCTCGCTAGGGATGGCATCTCGACACCGGAGTCGATAGCCTCTGTCTCCTCATGCGCCTCAACTGGCTTATCTGATAGCCAGTTCTTATACACTTGCATCTGATATGCCGCCTTCGCTGCGTCTCTACCATCCACATCGTAGTAGTTAAACGACGCGAGGATGGTAATGCCTCTGTGCCACGCATCCGGCAGATCAGGAACATCACTGCTGCCTGACAACGCAGTGAACTTCTCCTTGTAATACAGCTCAATCTGATAGACGCCGTCTGGAACAGGAAGCAGCTGAATATAGTCCTCAAACCGCCCAACCTTTACTGGCTTGCCCCGTACCGAGTCGATGAAGTCGTTCTCGACAAGGTAATTGACCCCTACTACTTCTAGTTCCTGATCGTTCGTCCTGTCCCATGCCTTGTAGAGCACCTCCGTGACGTCGGTGATTCTGTACTTATCAGTTCCTACCACCGTCGAGAATGTTGCTCTAGCACGGCCACGAGTATGTTTGTATTTGTCTCGAATCTCCTCGTAAGCATCGTTAATGTGGCTCGTAAGCGTCGCGTCAGTAACGTCTGCGGAAGACGGATTGCCGATCCGCCTTCGCACGTACTGCTGAAGTTGCGTTAGCGTCATAGACATGGATCAACTCCAGTGACGTGCGTGAACGTAGTGCCTGCAGGAGTGATCTTGGTCTTCGCCGGAACCGAAAGTCCAACTGGCGTAAACGCTGGCGCCGCGCCAGCGGATAGCTTCGTGAATGACGAGACCACACCGCCTACGCTTGCTGTGATAGGATCCACCTGCCATGTCACTATAGGGAAGCAGGCTTCGAGGCTGAATGCCTTTGTGAACGTTAGCTGAGGTCCGAGCTCGTTCCAGACCTCCATAGTAACGGTGATTACGTGACTATCGTCAGTGACATGTACTAGTCCCGCAAAGCCCATTAGCCGCGCGCCGACGTGAGCTAGCGGACCTTGAGTGTACACGCCGCCGTAGATCTGTGTGGTCTGATTCTCTGGGAACGGCAGAAACACTGTACAGTGATTTCCCAGACCGTCAGTAGTGTATACATCGTGCGTGCCGTCGTCTATTGCAGACGAGTGCATATCGCCGCACATGATGATCAGGGTACTCGCAAGGCCATTTGCTTGTATGAAATCACTGATGTTCTTCCGCTCAGTCGCGAATCCGCCCCAGTTGTCAGAGAAGTTATCGCCCACCGGCGCTATCCAAGGCACTGTCGAGAACCAAAATACCAGCTGCTTAGCACTCTTTGCTGCCATTAGCTGGTCCTTAAACCACTGTAGCTGAGTTGCGCCCATCATCACGTGCGTAGGTCCGTCTGGATTGAAGTTCGCGTCGCGATTCGAGCGCAAATCGGTCACTACGAAGCGGCAGCGGCCTACTATGAACGAGTGGTAGATAGCTCCGTCTACCGCTGGTAGCGCGTAGGCTGGGAAATTCTCCCTATACGCCGCCTGAGCCGCTACTTTAGCTACGCTGGTCCCGTCTGTGTTATCTGCCCCAAAGTCGTGATCGTCCCAGACGTAATCTGATGAGCAAGATAGGAACAAATCACGTCTTTTGGCTATCATCGTAGCATCGAATGCTCTACGGAACAGCGTTACGTCGTTATTCAGTATGTTCCAGTAGTGAAGATCTCCGTAAACGAGGTAAAGTAGCGGATTTTGGCCCTTCAGAGTCGTGTAAAGGTTCGTATTCGACCCAGTTTCAGCACAACCTCCGCACGCGAACACAAAAGATGCCGGTTGCGCGAGCGTCGGGAAGCTTCTGAAGGTCCCAATAGGGCCAACTGCTACGCCACTAATGAAGATTTGGTAGTAATACTGCGTATCATGGCCCACAAGAACGGTAAAAGTGGCTACTTTATTGGCGTTGGTGGCCACGTCACCGTACTCTGTGTATCCCGCAAGGGTCGGATTTGACGAAACTCGTAGCCTAACAGCGCTAGAAGCTACATTCAGCCTGACTTTCACCATTGCCTGTGTGTCAGTAACGCCTCCTACCCACGCCCACCATACGCCCTGTACCAGTGGCGCAGCGGCGCTAACCTGAAAAGCGCCTATTGTCCAGGGCGTAGTACGAACAGCGTTTCGTACATCCACGTTAAATGGGAAGTACGGATTAGCAGATAGATCAACACCCTTGCCGATGAGACCAGTATCTCCCGGTAGGGGTATCGGCACTCCGTTGAGCAGATCTTGCAGGTACGCAGCCTGTCCACCAGCGCTATGCGCTCCGTGCGGATCGACAGCCACTTCGAGATCAGTGCCAGGCAGGCCCACTTCTCCCGCTGACGGTGGGCCAGTCGTGCTAAAGTTATAGTCGCTTAGCGGGTTCGGCCCAGGGTGCGTAGCTGCTAGCGCCGTGTTCCAGCCGTTGTCACATCCCAGCGCGGCACAATTCAGGTCTATCACATCAGCGTGATCCTGATAGCCCTGCTGGCAGTTCACCGCCGTGCAGTTCAGATGGACTATTAGCTGATTGCCGCAGTTGTACGTCTGAAACCCACTGAACTGGTTATCTCTGCTCAAGAAGTCGTAAGCGATACAGTTGATATGGTACGCCTTAACTCCTGCCACATCGAACTGAATATTAGGCGGCTCGAAGCCGAACGCAGTTGAGTTGTTAGAGAGCACAGCCTTGGCAATGCAGTTCTTCATTATCCACAGTGTCGGCGCGACGAGACCAAACGTCGCCATCGAGTAAGCTGCACCCTCGGTGCCGTCGCTAACCGTCAGCCGAATCTGTAGCTGCTCAAGGAAGATGTTCTCCATATTCATCTGGAACGGTCTCGAGCTGTGCGTACTCACGAGATCGAGCAGATATGTGCTCCCGCTATAGTCCATCAACCCGACGTGACCTTGAACTGCCTTCACGTAAATGTAGTTGGATGGACTAGAGATGAAGCCCTTTCCGGCTGTTGTCGCATCGCTCGCACTTGGGAACTTGACTGGCATGGAGTCCGTACCGGCATAGCAGTCGAACTCCAGAATGATGTTCTCAAGGTACAGATTCTTATGGTTGAGCACCTCAGTCTGAATCCCTGTATTCAGATTAAGGTAGTCTCCACCGCCGTTGGGCTTGACTGTCTTGATGACAGTCGTCCTAATTGCTGGAGGCGTAGGATGTGCGTAGGCCACATATCCGACAAAGTTCTGCGCCGCATCAGCTACGCTATGTGTAATCTTGAATCCATCCGCGGCTATGGCTGAGACAGCTGCCTTACCAACCACTGCGCCAGCCGTGCTAAGGTTCAAGTAGCTACCATCATACTCGATTCCAGTGTAGGCTACTGTGTTAGGTGTCCACGGCGTGTCTCTTTGGCCAACGTACTGAGTTAGCTGCACTGTCTTGTCTTTACAGAATGCAACTGACCAGTTCTCATTGCTATCGAGTATGTTAGGCGTCGAAGCCGGCTTATTCGCGCTAGCTATGAGCAGCCCCTCCGGAGGAGTTATGCCGCTCACAACCTGGTGCTCAGCCGTGTCTGTCTGAGACAGGTAGCTGCCTACCACGAACACTGGCCCCTGCACGCACAGCGCAACGAACTCGCGTCCTGTCAACTGCCCAGAGTCCAGACTAATAGTCCAGTTAAGTGTAAAGCCGTCAGCGTCTAGGCTCTGAACTGACCCAATCGAGTTGAACGCACTGTGATCTCGGCTTAGTATGCCGAGTGCCTGGCCACTCCTCATGTAGCTTCTAGCTCGTCCTGCCGACGACGGCGCGCTGCCGCCACCGTTATCGTTCACGCCGCTAGCTAGCGTCCACTGGTTCAGGTTCTTGTCGCACGCTCCGAGGAACATCCCGCTACCACCTTCGAGATCGACCTGCGTAGCGCCCTGGCTCAGATGCGGACCGAAGAACAGGATGAAGTCTGGCTTGAATCCAACTCCCGTAATAGCCTGAGTGCCTGTCGCTAGAGGAGCCTGGTAGTCCTGTATCTTTAGCCAGGTAATGTTCAGATCACCGCAGAATATCTGCAGGAACAGCTCATAACTCTGATCGAACTGTGTCTTGATGACGAACGTGATGTTCGTGGCGTCTATCGACTGAATAGCGCACGCCCCGGCAATCGTCTTGTTATTCGGGTCCTTCCCAGGTGCCATGACACACGCTATGTTCGGCTCGAACGAGGAGCTCGCCAGTGTCACAGAGTTGTTATCGTCCGAGTCGCTGCCTA